AAAATTGTTTTCCTCTTTTAGAGTTTTTAGGTGGTTTAACACCTTTTGTCTTCTTTACTTGTTTTACCTTAACAGGTAAAGAACCCTCCGTTATACCCTCTCTTTTAGCATCATACTTACCTAACATCTTATCAATATATAACTTATCTAAGTCATGTAAGATACTTTCACCACCTTTTTGTCTCTGTCTGTATCCACTTGCACTTCCTAATTCTTTTGAGCCAGGTTCAGGTGTTGCTTCAATACCACCACTTTTAGTTCCCTCAGGTGGTGTTGTTGGTTTTACCAATATATCTTTACCACTAGCATCTCCTGTAAAAACATAATCAGCTGACTCTCTTGGTATGGTGTAGTCAGGAGATTTACCAAAAGCTCTTCTACCATAAACTCTTTGTTTAGGTGCTAATGGTGGTGTATCATCCCTCAATTCATTAGGGTCTATTACCTGATTACTTTTTAGATATTCAGGTGTAATCTTAGTTCTTTTAAATGTTCCACCACCTAAATCTGGTTCAGGTATTTTACTACCATCTCCACCATATACTGAATCAGCTGCTGGTGCTACTATCTGAACCATTCCTCTTGGCATCCCTGCTGCTGTAATATATCTTCTCTCACCATACTTTGTAAAAAGACCATCAGGCCAGGCATCTCCTGTGTTTATTCCACTACCAACATAGGTTAAAGATGCTTCTAATAACTCTTTTTCAAACTTATTCGTAAATAGTTTCATTAACGTATACCCATAGCTTTTCTTTTACGTAATGACTTCCTCCTTTTTCTAATCATCATAGCCTTCTTACCACGTTTCTTCATCCAAGCTCTTTTCATAGCTCTTTTCTTCTTAACTCTTGCTGCACCAGAAACTCTGACACATTGCTTTTTTGATGGGTTATATCTTTTGTTTCGTGGACAGAGAACTCTGAGTTTTAGTTTTTTAGCTCGAATTACTCTTTTACGTCTGAGTTCATTTAGATTGTTGATGATTTCGTCAAGAAAAACCTCAACCATAGCATCGAATTGTTCTTCATCGTTTAGAACATCTTCGGTTACTTCATCGAAGAATCCGTTTTCAATTGACTGCTCAACAATCTTTCTAAACATTTTAGGCTTTCTTTATGACTAATTTTAATTCTATAATATATTTCTTATACGCTTTCATTAATGTCATAGCTCTTTTTCTATCACCACCCTTGTCTGCTTCTTTAATCATCATCTTAAAGTTCTTATCTAAACTATCGATATCCTTTTGAGCTGATTTTTTTGCACCTTTAAACATATTTGGTGCTTCGTCTAACCTATAATCTTTCCATTGTTCCCACATTTTTTGCGTATACTTTGGCATTACATTCCCCTAATGATATCGTTTGCTATTGACTCAACTTTACACCATTGTCCGCACTCATTAGGATTTCTTTCGTCAACCCTATACTCTACACTCTCATTGATTACACCCTCATTTGTTGGATGTAAGAAAGCACCTTGTGTAGATGGATTAGATACGAAATCAAATGCTATGAGTTCAAAGTCAGGCTGAACTGCGACTGTTTGTTTTCCGGCATCATCTTCATCTATGGTTTCTACTGAACCCATACCTCTTGAAGAGATACCTAACTTTATACCAGAACGGAATAATTCTTTGAGAATATTACCAGCGGGAGTTGGTAAAACTTCTACAGTTCCAACTAAGTCGTCATTTTCCCACTTCATCTCTCTAATGTTATGAGAAACGTTAGCTAAGTTAACTACTGAACTTTCTGGATGGTCTAACTCACCCATAGCTCTACGTTCTTGTATAAATGTTTTATTGTATTTATTTGCTTCCCTTACCAAAATTTCTTTAGGATATATTCTACCATTCTGATTTTCAGCATTTGCTCTCTGTAAGATGCCGCTAACAATCAACTTACCATTGTTTTCTTTCATGGATTCGTTGATTTGTGATGGTTTTATATCAAATGGTATATAATCTACTATGAGTTGTCTCATCTTGTTTCCTAACTTCTTACTTTAATTATTTCAGTTCTAATTTCTTCTAACTCTTCGATAAGTTTATCTACTTTACCAAGAGCCTCTATCTTATTAAAACTTTTTCTATCCCCATTTTTTAGGGATTCTTCACAAAATTTTTTGGTTAGAGTTATAATATCTAACAACTTATATATAAGTTGAAATTTAAAGTGCTCCCACTTTGGTTTTTGTTTCAGTTTCATAAGAAACCTTAATGTAACTGACCAACTTTATTAGCTAACTTAACTAACCTTTCACTAATTTTTTTCATAGCCGTATGAGTTCTTTTCCAATAGGATGTAGAATCAACACCTATTTCGTTTTTCAAACGAATGTTCATACCGACTATACTTTCTAACTTTTTTAATGTATCACGAACTTCCATCATAGAACGACCAATCTTTTGTCTTGGTGTCAAAGATTCGTCATTTCTGTAATCGTGATATCTTCCCTCATTTACGGATTCAAGTTTCTTATCAATCTGTTTTGCTTTAGAAACACCAACTCTGGTTACACTCTCAATATCTTTACGTTTTTTTAATTGTTTTGCAACCATCATTTTAGCTTCACCTTTACCACTAGCATTAACTATAACACTACCTAAACCACGAACTTTAACATGAAATTTAGCTTCAGTCATGCTGTAACCACTCTGTTTGGCTATCTTATCTCTTTTCTTTTTATCTTTTTTACGTTTACCACTAAAAGCAAATGGTGTTTTGGGAGGACCTGCTCCACCATCAAGAGCACCTGTGACAGACGCTTCGTCTAAATCTATATCATCTTGGATAAGTTCACGTATTGTATTTTTAAGTTCTTCAAATTTAGTTTGCGACATTATCTATCTCCCCAATAAGTTGGTAATACCTCATCATAGAAACAACCTGCTTATCAGAAACAACTTTACCTTTTTTCAAACCATCGATTTGATTCATAACCTCTGTTAGTTTTATTTGTGTAACTTTATCATCTACTTTTTTGATTTGAGATTTAAGAGTATCTTTTACTTTTTCAACCTCACTATCGACATACTCTCTTAACTTATTTGTATTAGAAATATTATTAATATATTCTTTAATTAATTTCTTTTGCTTTTCAGTTAAGTTGGAATATTTCTTATTGAACTTTTCTACTAATGTAGCATATGCTAACATTCTCAAATCTTTTTCTTGTTTTTTGAGATAGTCATATGTTTTGTTAGTCTTAGAAGTTTTAGAATCAGCAGTTATATTCTCTACGATTGTATATTTTGTTGCAACATACTTGTCTGGAGCTATACTTTGTTCTTTGTGTTCAAACAAATTATAAATTGACGCTAGAACTTTATAATTGTTAATTTTTGTATTGAAGAAATCTTTTTCATTGTAACTATCTCTGATTTCTTTGATGAGATTGTATTTTTCTCTCTTAATAGAAGAGTTACTTAACTTCTTTCTACTACTCATAACAGCATCTATCAATGCTTCAGCACGAGACTCAGTAGTGTATTTGGTTTCTGTAAGTATTTTGTACAACTCATACTCTTTACCAAGATGTGTACCACTTTTAAAATACTTTTTTACTATGTTTACAGCTTTGGAACTATCTGATTCCATCAAATCCACTGTAATTTGTCTTGTCAACAACTCAAAAAGAATACCGGTATTCTTAATTTTGTTGTGTTTCATTTTTTTATTTAACATTAAAATGCTCCAGCGTTAAGTATGTCATATATAAATATAAAAATATAAAAAATTACTTTATTTTTGCGTCTTTAAGTTCTTCTTTATATTCACTTTCAATCGTTTCAGCCTCATTTATTAATTGATAGTCTTTTTGAGAAAACTTCTTCATATTCTTTTTTAAACCATCAAAATGAGCTAGTGCCAAACTTGGATTGTATTGTTTTTTTCTATCTTTTGAACCTAAAGGGTCTCTACCTCTAGCACTACCATCTTTACCATATTTAGTTACCTCTTTAGGTCTTCCTGCACCATCGAATCCACCTTCAGGTGCTCCACCCTTATCATCTAATTCATGTCCCGTTCTACCTGCTTGCGCATCTGATGGTGTGCCTTGTGCTTCACCACTCTTTGCAGGATCGTTACCCTCAGATTCTATCTGTTGTCGTCTAAACTTCTGTTTGTAATCAAATACAATCTGATTGTCCATTTCCTTAATTTTATCGTCAGTAAAATTAAATACATTCTTATAAATCCATTCTGTAGAAACTATACCATCTTGTAACATTGAAGATGCTAACTGTGTTTTACTATTCCACAATTCAACCTTTTCAGTTTCATAGATTGTGGATGGATTTGTAAGATTTAATTCAAAGTTAACTAAGTCTGCGTCTTGATAACCTTGTGAATACAAATGAACAATAGCTATCTTTGTCAATTCAGATACAGTAATTCTTTGTATTCTTTCAATTGTTCTTGCAAACCTTACATCTTCTGCTGCAAGTGTTGCTTTACTACCAAGTGATTCTTCATATCCAAGAAATGCTTTTGGAACTCTAAGTGCTGCTAACATTTTATTCTTTAGATATTCTATGTCTTCTACTGCTTCGTAACTTAAACCTGGTAAGGATTCAATTCTTGTTCCACTATCTCCACCACGAACAGGTAAGAAAAAGTCTTCAGTAATATTTTGCATATTATATTTTAGATTATATTCACCCGTTGCTTGGTCGATAATAGGTGTTTTCTTCATCTTATTTAGAACTTTTTGCATATAGTTGTCGACTTCATTCGGTGGAATGTTTCCAATGTCTATTTGGAAAACTCTTTTCTCAGGTGCTCTCATGATTCTATGTATCATCATAGCATCTTCCATAAGGGATAATTGTTTCCAAACTTTTCTACCTTGTTCAATCATTGACTTACCATAAGGTAAGAAGTTTGAATCTGAAAGTAATCTGAAGTGTGCTACCTCAAAGTTCTCTAATTCAGTTTGATGAGGTTTTTGTGTGCTATATGCTGAATGTTGGTCTCCACCTTGTTCTAAAACAAACTTAACGTAATGTGGATTCTGTTCATCAAGACCCTCTACACGTGATACGTCGTATGCTGAAAGTGGTGATACATTTGTAATACCATACTTTTCATTTATTTCTAATTGTAAAAAGAAATCACCATACTTACACATATTACGAACCCAAGGCCATAAGTTGAATTCAATATTCAATACGTCATAAAATAAATTATTTAGTATAGCTTTGATATTGTCATTGTCTGTGGTTATTTCTAATACACTACCATACTCACTTTTCATTGTTGATTCATCTGCGTAAATATCTAATGCTGAAGAAACGATACCATCACTATCCATTGATTCGTAGTCTTTGAACAAACCTAACCTTAGTGATTTTTTGTGAACTGCATCGGAAGTTGCTGATGCTCCATAACCAGAATACAACTTTGTAAATCTATCTATAAGATTACTCTTTGCTATATGCTGAATTTTATCTGTATCAGCTATCTTTAGTTTTTTACCACCGACATTTCTAACAATTACGTTTGTTGAAAATAATCGTTGTAGTCTTCCAAATAATGATTTGTCAGCCATTTTTTACCTCATTTACAAGAGCCAACTAAGTGACTCTTTCTGTTTGTTTGGACCTTTACCATGTTCCCATACCCAAGAATCATTCTTATTCTCGTCTGGAGTATAAAGTCCTTGATGTGCATTTACATTTGAGAGAGCTCTTTTTGATAATTCAATACCCTCTGCTCTCAATCTCAATGCTGTTTCTCTTATCCACAATCCCATAGCAAAAGACATTACCAAGTCATCGTTATATCCTGACATTGCTTCTGCTTTCTGTCCATTGTAGATAAACACAAACAATTCATCAATTAATCTATTCGATTGAACGTGAACTGCTTTTTCTCTAAAAAATTCTTCTAACTTTGCAACAACCAATGGTCTTGTCTTCATAGACATCGTAAAACCAGGAACCATCTGTCTTTCTTCTCTGTTAATCTTGTTGCTTATCTGTCTTTGCGTATCAACATACTTTAAATCTTTTGATGTGTAGAATAAGTTCTGATAATCTCTATCAATAATTTGTTGGATTGCTGCCCATCCAATATTGTTATTCTCCACAACAAGTAGTGCTTCATTGTATTCTTGAGCTATGTTCACTAACATATTACCATAGTCTCTTGTAGATATTCTACCCTTGTATTCTGCTACTTGTCTACAATCTTCTAAATCTATAACATGAAAAGCAGAATAGTCTGTAGAGTCACCTCTACTTACGTCAGCACATACTATATAATCTTTTGTGTAATCTGCTGGCTCCCAAACCCAAAGATTACTATCAATACCACGTTTTTCGATAGGTTCTACACACGTGGTATTTTTCATTTCTTCTAAAATAACACCATCAATAACATTTTGTCCTGAAGTGATGAAGTCACAATCACATTCTTGTGCAGCCATAGCTGGTCCTAATAGTCTATCTTGTTCATCCCTCCAATCTTGCTCTCTTTCAGGATGAACAGTCCAATGTAGTCTAATAAAATTAAAATCATTCAACCCATCTTCTGCATCAGCCCATGTTCTGTGAAACCAATTACCAACACCATTTGGTGTTGAGAGTGCAATACATTGACCACCAGTTGATAACGTCTGAGATGCTGCTGCCCATATCGTATCAATCTTTTCAATAAACGCTGCCTCATCAAGTATCAGTAACGATAGTGCTTCAGAACGACCACTATCCTCACCACTTGAAACAGCTTTTATTTGAGAACCATTTTTGTAACTCAAGCTTAACTTGTTATCTTCCACACAAGGTTGCTTTAACCAACTTGGTAAGTTTGCGTGCATAACACGAACTTTTGTAACCAAGTTTTTTGCAGTATCTTGTTTTGTTGCAATAACCAAAACATTCTTGTCTTGATGAAACGTCATCATCCACAAAGAGTATCCAGCAGTTAGGGTGCTAATACCTAACTGACGTGCTTTCAAGATTACGTTAAGTTTATTTTGTGAAAACTCATCTAAAGTTTTCTCTTGAAAGTCATAAAGAGCGAATGGTATTTTTCCCTTGATTGGGTGCTGAATAAACGAATACTTTTTTAAAAAGTAAACTGGATCAGCTGCACACCTTAAATATTCTTTCTTTATAATCTCTTTGAAGTTCTTATCCATTAGTTTATCTTTGGATTACGTATCAACACATAAACTGCTTTTGCATTACAAGCTACTTCTTTTAGTGAAAAATCATATTGTGTTCCAACTGTTAAATGTGCAAGATTAATTCTTCCACCACCTGATAAATCAGCGTGTCCAGTTGTTGATGATTCTCCCACGATAAGTGCACCTGCACCATAATTAGAAGCTGTAAAACTACCTGTAGCATTATTAACTGTCTGCACACCCTTATATTTTCCAGGATGTCCGAATTTTTGAAAACGATCGTAATCACTTGGATGAACATTCATAGATGAACTAGGGTTCATATTAGTTGCCATATTATTCTCCTATCGACTACCAGCCCTTTTGAGACCAGCAGATTTTAATAATTCATTAAACGTTACTGAAGACTTCATTCCACCTAACTCTAAAGAATCTAACTCATTAATCCTTAAAAATTTGTCTATTACAAATTCAAAGATAATCATTGCTTCTTCAAACCTTTCACTATCTTCATCTAAATCTTCTATGTCTGACAAATATATCTCAGCTAATCTTTTTATATCTGTCAAAACCTGATGTATTTCGTTACAAGTGTGACCTGGAACGAGATAGTAATTGTTCTTTTTAAAGTAAAGGTTCTTCATATATATAAATAGTTATTCTATTTCTTTTAGTGTTTTTCTGATAAATTCTTCTGCTTTATCAGCCATTTCTTTTACTTGTTCTTGGCTTTGTGTCCACTTTTCTTTCTGCATTTCCAAATCTTGAACTCCAACTTGTTCTTGAAACTCAATTTTTGTATTTTTCCATTCTTCCAAATCCACTAACAAATCTTCAAGATATGCTTTCTGATTACTCTTTACTTTACTATTTTCCCATTCTTCATACTTACCCTCAATACGAAGTTTATTTTCAAAATCAATCTGACAATCAAAACAATGATTATACAATAACCACATCTTATTGTCTAAACGTTTCTTCATCGTCTTCTTACACGCCGGGCAAAACCAGGGCATCCTAGCGTCTTTCATGATATCAGATAGTCTATCTATCTTATCACCTGTTGTCACCTCTTTGTCACCCTCATAACCAACCATAACTCTTTTTTC